ACCAGTTCAGTTTCGATAGGCGATAAAGTGTTCGCGATTATCTTAGCGTTTAGGTCCTCGTAAAGGTTCTTTCCAAGTATCTCTCTGGTGTTTATCAGTTGCGCCGTATCTATATGGCACGCGACTTCCGCTACATCAACATTGTTGCTTATAGGAGTTATCGATTTTAAATAGTATTGGTTGATCCAAGCCATGTCTTTATATTTATTTTATATTGTAAATGGGTTCAGCTTTAGCTTCACATCATACCCGTTTAGTCTTAGTATCTTGTTTACCGCCTCTTCAAAAATGAACTGGTCTGGCGCGATAACGAACTTTGAGAAGCATTTTACCTTTGTTTCAAAATCTCCTGAACCTAGTTGTCCAGGTATGGATATTCCGAATAGTTCTGGCGTTGTCGCCCTTTCTCCTGTCAATATCTTTTGAGTTATCTGGTCTGCTATAACCGTAAACTGCTTGTCTACATTTGCTACCTCTATCGGCGTGACCTCTGGCGCCAGTTCTTTTCCATCCGAAAACATAACCATTGCCTTACCAGTATTCTTCACGCCACCAAAAGTTGCCTTCAAGCTTCTTACAATCTCGTCTCTCTCTTCTTGGCTTGCAGGTCTTCTAAAAATCTTTACGACCAACGATGGGTTGAAGCCGTTTTCGATAAGGCTTCTATAGTATAGTCCAACCTGGCTTTCCAATGTTATCCAATCCATAGATGAGATGTATTGCGGTTCGGCATAGTATTCGTTCGATACCATCTGTCCTGGAATGTAGATAATCTGTCTGTGATCCTGTCTGTTCGATAGGTCCAAAACCGGTATGCACGCCGCTTCTTCTCTTCTGTTGGACCAGTCTCTTTTGTAGTACCATTCCTCAACCTCTCCTTCTTCAAACTTTCCGCTTCTTAGCTTTGATACATCTATTCTGTTTACCTCTACTACTCTCGAAAAGTCAAGGCTCCATATAATCTCGAAAGCCATCGCACCGAATATCTGATAGTCTAAAGATAGGTCATACATATCTCTTTTGATGAAGTTTAGTATCTTTTGAACCTCAATCTTCTTTGCTTCGTCCAATGTGCTGTCGTCGTATACCCATCCATCTCCTACGACCATCTGAGCCTTTGTCTTTACAATCGCGTTGTGTGTCGGTGAAGTGTTGAACATATCTTTCAAGTATTCAGGATATAGGTTTGTCGTTCCATACTCCACATACTCTTTGTTTCTGCTTTCCTTTATCACAGGAAGGTCCGTCATAGCAGATAGAGATAAACTATCCATTCCTATATTAAAAGTCGCTGGTTGCTCTATTTGAGGCGTCTGTATCTTTGATAGGTTGTATCCGAATATTTTCATTTTTCTATTTTATTTTTAGTGTGGAAGATGCCTTGGCTTTCCATATTTGTTCGTGTATAATAGTCTTCCTTGTTCTAGCAATGCTGGTCCCAACGCAGTCGGCCCGTTTGCCGCGATGCTGATGGTTCCGCTTGTAGGAGCAGGTCCTTCCAATGCCCATACCTCGTAGTCCCATTGGCTGTCGAAGTTAAGCTCGTTCTGTCCTGTAAAACCAACGATAGGGTATGACTGAGACGCGCTCCAAGGATCGGACTGCGTTGTTCCTGTTATGTCTATTCTAAACTTGTTGCTTCTTTCTGGATTGGTTGATAGGTCATTGTCTGATAGAAGTATGAAGTTTTGAGTATACTCGCTCATTCTGTCATCAATCTTCACAACATAGTATAGGTCTACATATGCCGATACGGGTGGCGTGTAAAAATCAAACTTTTCGTTTAGTGTAAGCGATACCTCGTTCTGTCCTCCTCTTAGTATAATCATTGCTTTTCTTTATTTATATTCTAAATATATTTTTGAATATTTTCGTTTATTAAACAAAAAGCCCCTCCATATAGGAAGGGCTAAAAATCTCTGTTTTTACGATTATGCTATTAAAGCGCCAACGATTGTTGGGTCTATTTGATACATCTGTAAAGGCTCCATCGCAGTGAATGTGATTGTGTAGCCATTAGCATCAGCCTTAGCAGTTCCTGATCCGCCTTCGATAGCAGATACATATGAACCTTCGTTAAGACCTGAATACCAGTATAGTCCATTACTATCTAAAACTATGATCGCAAGTTGTTTTTGACCTGCTACAAGTTTTTCGATCGCGTCTCTTTTGATAGTCTCTCTTCTTGATAAGACCAAAGTCACGATTTGATTGAAGAATGTTGTTCCAGCAACCAAGTCGATAGCTACGCTTTCTGTAAAGTTGCAAACATTTTTGTTTGTTTGGAACTCGTAGAACTTAGTAGTCCCAGCCAATGTGATAGCCGTGATCCAGTCTCCGCCTGTTCCTGCTCCGTCGGTTACATTCGTTACATTTTCCCAATCGGTTATGAAGATTTTGTTTATACCACCCGCGTTAGTGTCGCAAGACTTGTCTAAACCATTTGTTAAAGCATTACATATTGCCATAATAATATATTTTTTATTTTATTAAAACCCACCATTCGGTGGGTTCTATGTTGTTTTTTTAATCTTAGTTATAGAAAACGATTTCTGAACCGAAGATATATCCTACTCCGAACTTGAACTCTCCAACCATTCTTACGACTGGAACACCTGTTACGGATTTTTGTGGCAAGATTTGGATGTCTTCGAAATCAGACATTAAATCTGTAAGCAATAAAAGGTTTGATGTTCTAGCAGCAACCATTTTGTTAGTAGAAATACCAGGAGCAACTGACAACTTAACATCTAAGAAGTGAAGTTCAGCATAGTTTTGCATGTAGTTTGCCTCAGCAGATGCGTCAGCCAATGCTTCTCTGTAAAATCTGAAAGCAGATGGAGATAAGAATATTCTTAAATCCTCAGCACCGATGATAGTTTCTGGTATTTTATCGTATACCAATCCTAACTGAGCGATGATGTTTGATTTTGATAAAGTAGTAGATGCTACATCGATAACCGCAGCGTCAGCTAAAAGTTGTTTCTCTAATCCATCAACCAATGATAATGGGTAAGAAGCAGTAGCAGTGTCGCCTTTCCAAACAAGTTGTTCAGTGTCAGCAGATACTTTTAAAGAAACTTGGTCTAACAAGAAGCTTTCAACCGTTGCTGGCATAACTTCGTCGTTGTTCGATCCTGGTCTCAATAACTGCGATAAGTAGTTTACTTCAAAAGTTCTTTGGCAGTACTCCAAGTTGATTTTGATCGCGTTTACTTCGAACGCTTTTTGGTTCAATACGCCTTCTCCAGCAGATGAGAATGAACAATCAGCATCTCCCAAGATGTTTCCGATAGCAAGTTCTCCTAACTTGATTTTTGACTTTACATTCGGTATCAATCTGAAAGCCTCTTTAGATTTTCCAGTCAATAACGCTTTTGCGTAAAATCCTTCTGCGTCAATACCTGTGAATGTAGTATTGTCAGTGAATGATAGTTTGAAATCATTTTTTTTCATAATGTGTTTATTTTTTTTGTTTTTATACCAGAAGTATAATAGTTTTGTTTTTTGTAGATTTTACTTTCTTTTGAAGAAGCTAATCTTGTTTAAAAGGATAGCCTCTGCGTCTTCCCTTTTGATTTGAGTATCCGTCTTTTTAGTGATAGATGGCGCTCCTGCCAATGATGATAGAATAGATAGTTTCTCTTCTAGTTCCTCAATCTTGCTCATTTGCTCGTCTGCTGGTTCTGCTGGTACATTTTCCAACGCGTCCAATCTTGAAGATAAGTCAGCAATGATAGTTCTCATCTCTTCGAACATTGGTGCCACCGCATCCATGATTGCTTGGTTGTCTACCACTGGCGCTGCTGGCGCTTCCGCTTCTGGAGCTTCTGCCATGTCTTCTTCAACTGCTTCTTCTGCTGGACTTTCTGCCTCGACAACTTTACCTGCCAACGCAACGATTTTAGTTCCGTCCTCTAGTTCGTACTCGCCTTCTGCTGGCGCTTTCGATCCGTCTTCCGCAACTACGAACAAGTCAGCCCCGATCGCGATATCGCCTTCTAACTCAACTCCGTCTTTTGTTTTGTAGTTCATAAGTATTATTTCATTTTTATCGGCCTCCGCCGTCATCTTTATTAGTTCGACATCAGCCTTTACCTCTATCGAAAATCCTTTAACTCTGTCTGTCTTTACTTCGTTTAGCCAAAACTCCTCGTCCTTTACCTTCACTCCCGCGAACCAAGTTCCTGATGGAAGGTCAAATCCATAGTCCTGAGACTTGTCTTTCTCTCCTGTTATCCAGTTTTGAAGAAGAACGGCGTTTACCTGTCTATCGCTATGCTGAAAGTTGAATATGTCGTTGATTTTGCTTTCGTTGTATTTGTCCGCGATAATCTGTATAGTTTCCGCGTCAAAGACGATGTTGAATAGTTCTCCTGATTGGCTCTTTCTCAAAATAAGCTTTCCTGGAATAAGCAATGGTCCAAACAGCATCTGCTTGTCTCCGTTTGCCGAAAAGAAGAAGTCTTCTACCTTTCCTAGCTTTATCCAATCAACTTCGATTGCAGGTTGGTCTACCAAACTTACCGCATAAACTCCTGTAAGCTCGTCTTCTGGGTTTACGACCACTTTATAGGTCTTTAGGTTTTGTTCCATACTCTTAAATATATTTTTTTGTTTTTTCGTAGATTAAAACGATGTTCTTCCTTTTAGTCTCTGCGCTCTTTTTTGCGCGGTCGTTATAGAGTTTTCTTTTACATAAGTCTCTATTGGCCTATCGCTCGCAGAATATATCGCCTCCACTATCGCCTGCGTATCTATAGAAGATGATTGATACTGCATTGCCGGTTCTGTATATATCCCTCCGTTTTTTAAATGCGGTATTGCCTTTCCACCACCTGCTTCGTTTATGGCAGACAGCATTGGCGCGAACATCTTTGTGGACTTGGCGTTGATGACCGCTTCTCCGTTCGAAAGCCTTGCGTTTACGCTATCGCTTGTTCCTGAACCTGGACCTTTTACCATTCCGTTTCCTTCGAATATACCTCCTGTCGCGAACGATGGAATATATTCTTTCGATGCCACTATTCCTGCCTGTACTGCTCCAGTTATTCCAACTCCTGCTATAATCGCGGCACCCATTGGCGTTATGGCTCCAACTCCACCTAGTTCTGCTACGGTTTTAGCGATCGCCTTTGCGGTAGAGATTGCTATTGTCGCCAAATCATTAGCCTTTTGAGCATTGAACTGCTTTTGCTTTACTTTGTCTAGTTCTATGTCTCTTGCTCTCTCTGCCGCCGCTTTTTGGTTCTCAAAGCCTTGCTGTATGTCATATTCTATCTGCTGCTGTACGGTCCTTTCCGCCTGAGCGTTTTCGTATGCTTGCATTTCGCTGTCTATCTGCGCGATTTTGTTTTCATATTCCTTGTTTACGGTATATTCTCTCTGCGCCATCGCGTTGTTGAATATGCTCATCATAAGCTGCTGTCCTTGCTGTTCTAGTTCAATCATCTGGTCCCAGAAAGCCTGTTTTTCTTCCAATGCCTTTTGGTCTGCCGCTATCTGGTCATTCGCCTTGTTTTCGTTTTCTTCTGTTACGATTTCTGTTATCCTTCCATACTTTTTGTCAAACAAGTCTACAAGATTTTCTAAATATGTTTTTTTATCATTGTATTCAATAGTAGTTCCTTCGGAAGATATGGTAAATAGTTTTTTATTCAACTCTTCTTTATATGTCAAATCATCCTCAGCCCATTTTTTGTTTATGGCGGCCCTTTCTTCAATATACATCTGCTCATCTTTTAATCCACTTTTAAACTCCTCTTTGTTTCTCTTATGGGCTTCGTTCATACTATCCTCTCTCATCTTTCTTTGTTTTCTAGTAAACTCTGCCAATGTTTGATATTGTGTTTTGTAGTCTGTTCTAGACATTTCTGTCATCGTAACACTTTCGTCCTTTTGGAATGATGAGATCCTTTTTAGCATATCTTCTTTTGCCTTTTCAACATCTTCTAGTTTTTTGATATATTCCTCTGCGGTAAATATTGTACTTTCTCCTTTATATTCGCTCGCGCTGTTTATTATATCCAACTCTTTTTTATAGGTGGCTTCTATACTATCTATACTAAGTTTTTGGCTATCTTCTAATGCTTTTTTATCAGCATCAACCTTTGCTTTGGCTATGTCTATTGCTAGTTTGTCTGTTATATCCTTTTCAAACTTTGCCCTACTTATTGCTCTTGCGGACGCTTCTGCATCAACAGCCCTTCCTTCCTTAGCATCCTTTTCTACCGCCTTTCTGGCCTCTTCTCTAGAACTCTTATCCAATGCCATTCGATCTGTTATGGCTTTTTCATATTTAATACTATAATCCTTCAATGCCTCGGCATCTCTCTGTCTTCTTGCGTCGATTTCCTCCTTCGCTGCCTGTTCCAATAAAGCCTTCTCCTTTTCAAATCCATCTTTCATCAGACCTATTCGCTTGTTTTCAAGGTCTATCAAATCCTCTCTGTCTTGATCGTTCATATCTTTTTTGGCCTTTAAAAAATCTTCCTGTGATTTTAAGGCAGCAATACGAAGTTCTTTTTGCTTATCGATTGCCTTATCGGTAGATTTTACCGATTTGTTCATCGTATCATCCGTCTTAAAGCCTAGCTTCTCCATTTCCGCCGTGGTATCCATAATAGTAGTAGTATAAGATGCCATCCTTTTTTCCGCGTTGGTAAGTTCTGCCTGGTTTTTACTTAATGATTTTGTAAGTTCGTTATATCTTATTACATCTGGCAATCTATTTACATCAAAATCCTTTGGAGCCGATGCGATTGCCGCGTTTCTCTTTACGGTCGCCATAAGAAGTTCCTTTTCTATCGAAACAATATCCTTTTTTATATCATCCTGCTTTTTTAGGTTTAAGGTTATTTTCTCCTCGTTCTTTAATAGGTTATATTCGTCCGTCTTGTATTTAATATAGTCCTGAACCGATCCGTTTAGCTGGTCTTGGAACTTCTTTTCATCGCTTATGTTCTTCAATGTCGCACCATATGTCGAGTTTATCTGCTTTATTAAATCTTTTCTTTCCTTTGATCCTGCGTTGGTCTGTTTAAGTTTTTCTATAAGGGTTACATATCCGGTGCTTTCTTTTGCTATATAATCCGTTTCCTTTTTAGTTTCCTCGTTTTTCTTCTTCAATAGGTCGGCAGCCTTCTTCTTTTCCTCGTTTGATTTCTTTTCTGCTTCGGCAGCCTTGCTAGACGCGTCGCTCCATAGCATAAGAGCGGCAACTCCTGCCGTGATAAGTCCTATTAAAAGTCCAATAGGGTTTGCCTTCATTGCTAGGTTCAACAACTTTTGAGCGATTGTCGCGCTTTCTGTAGCAACTACCTGTGCCTCTGTCGCCGCAGTTTCTGCCACCGTAGCTACGGTTTGTGCTTCTGTAGCAGCAACATCCTGCCATCCCAACATAACCGCCGCCTTGGTCACGGTATTCTTTATGAATAGCACTGCCGCGCTTTCCTTTTGTAGAACATTTCCGATCGCTGTCATTCCTTGTATAACGGCCATGACTGCTTGGAGCTTTACCATGCTTTCTTCGAGTTTCTTGTTCTCTCCACCGAATAGTGCCGCCGCGCCTTGTGCCATAGCGAACCCACCCGCTATGCCTTCTCCAATGCCAGATATACCCTTTATCTTTCTAAGGTCGTCTCCTAGATATTTTGTAGTCGCGCTCAAATCGGATATCTTATCCTGCAACTCACCTGCCGCGGTCGCAACTCTCGTAAAGGCAGCGGTTCCTTCTTTTAGGTTCAGTGCCTCGCTTTTAAGGTCTCTCAAAGCCTTCTTCGTCTCTCCTATCGTCTTCGCGGATTGAGCCGCGTTTATGAGTAAGTCTATCTTTATGTTATCTGCCATTGTAGATTATTCTTTTTATTAAATATACTTTATTGCCATATCGTTTTTATAGAGGAACTATATCGAATAAATAATCTAGACCCTGATAGAAATAATACTCTCTTATATCGTCTGTGGTGTCCAGTGGATCTATCGTATAGTATGGGTTTGGTCCTCCTCTATATACATTTATTATTATTGGATCGTCCAAAATCTCCTGTTTGAACTCCAACCTATGCGTCGTGCTGTCAAAACTTGTTTCCATAATAGCTTCTCCAATAGTTTTCTATTCTTATCTGTTCGCTTTCGTTCGCCCAGTATGGAAGCATGACTATGCCTCCGAGTTTTATTCCATTGCCGTTCGCCCCTGTCGATGTGCTGTCGTTTCCGACTATAATGTTCTGGGCTGAGTTGAACGCCGTCGTTACAACATCGAAGTTTGAACTTACGAACTTCTTTTGTAGGTTTCCGTTTATGTATAGTTCTTGTTCCGATCCGGCTCCTTGTGGCTGGGCCAATCTAATCTTCGATGTTATTATCATCCAGTCGCCCATCTCTCCACTTGCCTTATATGTCTCGAACTTGCTGCTCGTCACGGAACCTGCCTGTCCTCCACGAAAAGTAGAAGATACTCTATTCTCTGTGTCTTCGATAATAATGTTCAACCCACCTGGCGTTGTCGTGTCTTCTATTGTAAATATTACCTTTCCTGCCTGCGCCTTTAGTTTTACGACCATTATAGTGGTTATGGCGTTATATCCTGTCAATGCCAATGTTGGCGTCGTAACAAAATACGATGATGTGTTCGCGAAGTCCATACTCGTCTTGTTGTAGAATATATCATTTGGTGTTGGTTGCGGTCGAAACGAACCACCAGCATTGCAAAAAAGCGCGTATCCTGAACCGCATAGGTCCAGCAATCTTGTTTCGATACTGGATGGTTGCGTCCAAAAATCGCTGATGCAGAATATAAGAGGTTTCTTTATTCCTTTTAGTTCTGCTGGATCCTGACTATGCGCTTTGTCTTGAATAAGTTTATGGATACCCTGCTTTAATCCATTGTTCTTGTTTGCCTGTCCTGTTCCGGATTTTATTCCCTGAAGTCTTCCACTCTGATGTCCTAGTTGCATTCTTTAGTTATAGTTTTCTCCGAACGCATGAACGGTAACAACTTTTGTTGCGGTTGTTGCCGCGGTCAAGTTTGCCAAAATCGTATATCCTGCAGGTAGATTAAAGTATGGCTTTCCATTAGCGTCTGCTTGTTTTTGAAAAGTTGCCGCGAACTTGCTATCTCCGAATATATCAACTTGCGCGATAAGGTTTGTGTTTCCTGCGTTTATAGGCACTGCTATTCTAGCGACTTGATAATCCGCCATTGGTCCGGATAGCCATAAAGTAAGCTCTTTCGCTGCCGTGTCTGTGGATGTCGCGGATATGCCATATATTCTTTTATCATAAGAATATGTTCCTCCTAATATATCAAAAGATGCCGTGGCGCTCATTGTTGTTCCTTGATAGAACGATGTGCTTGTAAATGTAAGTGTTGTTGCCATTTTTTATTTTTATTTTTATGTGTTTATCGATAAGAAAAGTAGCATCGCGTCTACGACCTGAGGGTCATTGCTGGCTGATGTTCCTGATGTTCCGCTTGTTCCTGAACTTCCTGATGTTCCGCTTGTTCCGCCTACAACTCCTACCGATGTTATTACGAAAGAATAGTATGATGTTCCTTCTGTATAGTACTTAAAAACATGCGTCGTGCTATCGTTGTTGTTGGCATATATCCTTACAATCATTCTGTTCGTAGGGTCTATCGTCTGCGTAGATATAGTCAAATCCACCAATGTTTCCGATGGCGTCGTATCGTCTACCCATGGAACCAGATTGGCACTGGTTGATATAACTGGTCCGATCGCTGTTCCTGAACTATCCGCCAGCTGTATCGTCACATATATCTCTATATGGTCGTTCGATGCTGGCTTCAATGAATGGATATGAAATCTTTGCGTTCCGCCAGGTATAACCGCGAAACCTAACTCTTCCGTTATATATTCCGATACCAAGTAGTCCTGTTCGTTGTTTGTAAGAGTATGAGTAAGAATAGAACCTCCGTTCGCCAATGGATCTATTCCTAAAACTCTATATGGCGATATGGATGATGTGGCGGATTGATTAAAATAGTATATCTGTCCTGTCGATATACCTTGCTGTCCTGCCGGGCCTGTCGCGCCAATCGCGCCGGATGTTCCGCTAGTTCCTGATGTTCCTGATGTTCCTGACGAACCAGATGTTCCGCTAGTTCCTGAACTTCCTGAACCGCCGCTTCCTGTTCCTCCTCCAATATATGTGGTGTTCGATAGAACCATATTGTATTCTTGCTGCGATTGGTCCCAAGTAGAATACGAAAAACTCATGACCTTTAGTTGGCCTGATAGTTCATCGTAGTCTAGAATATACTTTTGGTCCGTGCTCTTTATACAAATGCTCATTTATTGTCTACTATTTTTTAATGCCTGCAGTTCATTGAACATAATAAGAAGTTCTGCCTCCTTTTGCGCTATCTCTTCTTCTGGCGTTGGTATGTCCACTTCGACCTCTTCGCTGCTTATTAAAAGCATTGTTCCGTCTTCTTGCTTTATCCAAGTCTCGTTTGTTTGAATAGTTATCATATTAAGTTATTATTTTTTATCTAAAGCCTATATAAGGTAAAGTTGTTGAAGAAGTGTATGTCGAAAATGATGCCGAAGTTATTGTTGCCGGAAATGAACTAAATGCTACTGATGGTCTCGCGGTCATTGGTCTATCCATTGTGGTGCCATTCAATGAACCATAATAAACTATACTACCCGTATTGGCAGGTCCTGTTATAGTAGGCGTTCCTGCCGGACCTGTTCTTAAAATAGCCGTATAGTATATTCCATTTAATGATGCTGGTATAATATAGTTTAAACCTGTTATTGTTTTTCTACCAGTGGTCGCCAATGATACATCTCCAAATGTTGTCAAAAGAGTGCTTGGATAATGACGGCCATTGATATCCAAACTTGCGGAATATAGTGCGATAGATGCCGTAGCACCCGCCAGAAGTGTGCTACAAAATATTGCAACTTCATTTATAGTCTCGCCCGTAACCAGGTTTATCGGCGAATAGCTTATTTGGTTTGCCGATAAAGTATAGTTGGCTGTTGAAAAACTTATTGCCGGAGTATTAAGTTTATACCAAGGAAGAGCACCAAAATCGGCATGCGTTGCTTTTGAGTTAAACATTGTGGCTGTTGCCGTACCACCAACCGCGCTAACAACCGCGCCATCAACATATTGCTTATCTACCAATGAACGATTTGTAAGTGTTGCTGAATAGTCTGCCGCGTATTCTATGCCTTTGAACGCACCGCCAAATCCTTCTACTAAAATGCCTGTTGGTGTTTGATCGATCTGTGTATAGTCAGTTATTCCATTTTGTGCCAACGAGGTTATTTTGTCGTGATTTACTTTGATGCTTGAAAAACTTGCTCCGTTTCCGCCTCTATCCGCATATAGATATGCGTATGTTTCCGCTCCTCCTGTATATGTCGCAATCCATGCAGTCGTGTTCGCTATATAGTCTCTCGTTACCATATCCGAACCATTCATATATATAGTCTGGTTTGTGCTGCCCCAAACGGTGCCACCAGCATAATCTCTCGTTGTCGCGTTGTGCTGTATGTCGCTTTGTCCGACAACAACGCTCGTTCTTTCCGAATAGCTCGATGTCGTGTCATATAGGTTGTCGTTCGCGATCCTGATGTTTCCTCTGGTATTGTCCTCTATTTGAATATATGATGATGACGCTCCTGTTCCGTTTTCTATTCTATAGTAGTTTCCAAGAACAGGGTTTGTAGCATCATACCAGTGTTGGCTTACTCCATTATATCCGATTATTTGAGATGCTGACGAGCTTATGTAGATTGATTGCGTTCCTGTCGTGTTTCCAGCCTGTAGGGTTTGTTCCAATGTTCCTCCACCACCAGTAGATATAGCATTATCAACATATTCTTTATCAACTAAACTTCTTATTGAATAGTCTGCCGAGTAGTCGCCCATATATTGAAGTCCTTGGAAGCCATCATTGTTAAAGCCGGAAATCTGCATTAGTCCAGGCTTTATCTTCATCCATGATATATTGCCATATTGGTCATCTGCGTAAAATCTTATTTCTGGTACTGGAAATAATCCTGTACCACTATCGGTCATAATAAATGCTTGGTTGCCTGTTATTGGGTTATCAGCAATAATGGTAGCACCTCTATCTATTACTCTAACCGCTCCTATTTTGGTCATTCCGCTCATATCATCAGAAGTACTATGTATAAGTTGAGACATATTAGTGCCTTCTTTTACTTCCAATGTGCCTATTTGAGTGTATATAACTCCTTCGCTTGTGAAAGAGTTCTCATATTGAATAAGTGCTCTATCTTCTTCCAACGATATTGCCTTTTTGTTGTCATCGCTTACTATCTGGTCGGTAACATTTAGGTTTATGTTATATCCGCCAGTTGCGTTTCCATTCGCAAGAGTTTCTGCCAATGACTGAGTTCCAGTTCCACCACCTGAACCTGTTGCAGATATAGATGATAGATCAACTGAATAAGATGAACCATTTATTCTATCAAATACTAACTCTGTTCCGTATAGTGTCGCTGTCGTGGTATAGATATCTCCGCTGAATGTTCCAACAAGTGTTCCATAGAACGATCCACCATAAAACTCTGGCGCCGTTATTGCTCCTGTCGAACTTAGTTGCGAGAAGTTGTTTATTACTATTCCCATTTCTGTTCCGTCGTTTAAATAGAGCGTAAGAACATCCGTCGTGTCGTCCCATTGGACCATAGCAAGACTTTGAGAACCCAATATAGGAGTAAGGTCTACCGAATAGTCGCTCGCATCGTTTCTAGTGAATATAATCTCGTTTCCGCTTAATGTCGCCGTTGCCGTATAGGTATCGCTATATGTTCCTGTTGGAAGGTTAGTAAGTCCTGATCCGTCTCCATAGAATATGCTCGCGGATACGCCACCAGATATCTCTAAGGAAGAGTTTATGGCTATATTAGGATTGTTTGAATATATTGCGCCATCGATGTGAATATCGTTCGTGAAATCGACCGTATCTACAAAATGAACCGGTGTCGACACGGTGCCTCCAAGCCAGTCTGCTATTATTCCTGTAAGTCCTGATCCGTCGCCGAAAAAGTTTCCGGTAAAGGATGCCGATGCTCCTGCCGTTCCTTCGAATGTGTCTCCGTATATGTTTTGCGCGACTATTCCTATCGAAGAGAATGTTGGCGCATAAACCTCTCCGCTATATGTTCCTCCTGAGATATGAACATAGTCGTATATTCCAGAGAAGGTAGCTCCCGCCGTTCCTCCTATTCCGACTATTCCATTGTCGGTTCTAATCCATAGTTTGTCGTCTGCAGAGTTTAGGAACAACTCTCCTGTATATAAATCTGTTGGCAACCAGGTTCCATCCGAGTGGTCTCCTGATGTAGGAATGGTAGGTTCTGCTCCTGATATGGTGCTGTACTTCATTATTATCCTAACTTCTTCGTCTCTTTCGCAACTCATTCTTTAATCTTTATTTTATCTAAATATACCTTTCGCATATTTTGTTTTTATATCTTATATATTAAAACGGCGAGGCCCTGTCGGCCTGCCTTCCTCTTAAATGTGGTGGGTAAAATCAAAATAATATAATAATAATATAATATATATCATCTATCTGTTTCCTACTTTGAGATGGAAGCAGGCCTCCAAGGGCCGTGCGTTCTAAACTCTATCCTGTCCTCCTTTTAATACTACCGACGCTTTTGTCGAGTTTTTTCCACCGCTCATCACCTTGCTCCTGAACGCGGCCGAGTTTACTTTGGATCTGTATATCGCCACATTCTTTCTAAATCCATCCTCGTCTATTATGGTTCCGTGAAAATACGATACATTGCTTTTTGTTACTATATGGCCGTCTCCAACAACTGATACATTCTTTACTCCTGACTGAACTATGTTGTTGTCTCCAACAATGGATATGTTCTCTGTCTTTCCTGATATGTTGTTGTTGTTTCCCTGTATTCTTACATAAAGAGCGTCTGGCGATACATTGTTGTCCCTACCCATTACTTCCTGCGCTGCCTGTGGCGAGAATAGGTTTCCGTCCGTGTTCGCGTTCTTCATAGAATAGAATGTCGATGCTGGCATTATATCGCCCCACGATTTTCCTCTCGTCGCCAATATGTTTTGTGATGTCATCAATCCTCCGCCTAAACTTACCGGTACTCCTGGCGATGCCGAAGTGTATGGCTTCAATGTCGTAAGAATGGACGCCGAAGATATGGATGTGTATGGCACATTGTATTTTGGAGGATTTACCTGCGGGCTTCCCGCGATTGGCATCGACGCGTATCCAAGCATCAATGGAGGTTGCGATCCTGCGTTTATCGCTGGCTGGTTTCCGTTGGTTCCTGCCGTTATGACGCTTGGCGTGAACGGAACATAGTCCTTCATCTTTATCAACTCTACAACCGCCTTTCTGTTCAATGGATTGTGGGTTAGCTTGTTTACTCTATAATATACATTCTCAAACTGAATAACTCTTCTTATGTCGAAGTTTATCATATCCACATCGGATAGTATCATGTTTACGGTCAAAAGGTGCGCGTTCACATCCGTCATCTCGTCCAGCTGGCTTCTCCAATATTTGTTGAATAGGTTGGTGTTTGTTATCGTCTTCCAGTTGTTGTAGTACTTCAAGCAAACTCCCCAGTTCAAATCGTTTATAGGATTTATAGGGTGGTCGAAATGGCCCGCGTATGGATAGTCGTTAAAGGATACTGGCGTCTTTACCAACGAACTGCTTAGGTTCCATTTTGATGCGGTCGGTATTCTTCCTCCATAGAAAAGTATCCTCTGCTTTGGCTTTGAATATATCATGCCTCCGCTGGTGTTCTCCTTCACATATGATGGAAGAACCCTGTCCGTCGCGAGATGGTTCGTCGTTGGCGTCGCGGAGAAAGATACCTTTGTTTCCAGTTCGCCATCTACGAAGTCTGTCTCTACCTCTACATTCTTGGTTCCATATACATCCTTGAAAACATTGCTGTAGTCCTCGTTGTAGAAGTCGCCATCCTCGCTGTATGTATATTTGTAGTTTTTGTATTGAAGGTCGTAAAGAGGTTCTATGTTTATCTCTTCGTTGTTGTCCGCCTTCATAGTCCAATCCACTATCTGTCCGTTCGTTCTGTAAAAGTCGTCTCTCGGCTCTATAACAAACTCGTTGTCTCCAATCTGCTTCCAGTATAGGTTGAACATCTTGTTTATGTCTTTAATGAACTCAGATGCCTTCGTGTTCGGAAGGAATGGGTTTAGGTCCATCTCGTCTCCGTCTATAATAGTCTTGTCGGTCAAAGTCATCGCTATTCTAGAAGTGTCGTTCTTGTCGTATGTTCCGTCAGACTTCTTCGCGTGAACATAGAAGTTCATATAGGTGCTGTATGGCTTTCCATCCACAATAACTCCAAG